GTCATCGTTCGCCGCAGCCGGATCGCGCTCATGCGCCTCGCGTTGCTCGCGGGCTTTGCGTTCATGTTCCTGCTGCCAGCGCACGCGGGCAAAGGTTGCCGCCACGTCGGTATGCGCGGAACTGCGATACGGCATGCCGCCCAACAGATGCGACGACGGGTAACTGGATCGAAGCGGACGCGTGGTGCTCATGCGAATGCGCTTACCGCGAAGCGTCCAAACGTCGGACGGAAGTCGCCGAGGCCAATCAAACGGCCGGCGTTCTGCAGCACGTCAGCGAATAAGTGACGATCGATGTACTCGGGAACTAACACTGTGAAATCGAACTCGACGCGCCAACCTTCGCGCATTGCCGGCCGCTCGCGCGTGATGCCGTTCCGCTGCACCGTTACGCGACGGCGGTCGATGTAATCCCAATCCTTCACGCCGAGCGATGCGAGATTCGTCGTGCACACAATTCCAGCTTTGAATAGATCGGCCGCACTCTTGCGCGGCGAGCGTGGGTCCTGCTTGAACTTCGCCGCAGCGATAATCGACTGTCTGAGGTATTCACCCGGCAGGCATAGCTCGCCGCCGGTGTTGCGGTAGACGTAGCTTTCAACGTCGTCGGACTTCTTCGCTTTGCTGTTCTTCGAAGCCTTGCCCTTGGCGGCGACCGAATCGCAATTCCACGCGTGGAACAGGATCGGCGCGGAGCCTTCGATGCCGACGTGCAGTGAATAGGGTTGCGTTGCGTCAATCGCGAACTCGCCACCATTTGAGACGTTCGCGAGCACTTCGATTTCGTTCTTACCCATCATTCCTCCCGTTTAGTGAAACCCACGCCCTGCCTCTGCGCACCTCGGCATGCCTCTGCGCACCACGCGATGCCCGTGCTCGCCACTCCACTCCACAAACCACGACCGAATCCTGTGTAAAACCCACGCCTGACCAAGCCCTGCCAAGCCACACCCGACCCAGCCCGACCTCGACGCGCCTCTGCCTACCGCGCCCCTGCACGCCAGACCGCGCCAGACCGTGCTCCGCCCGACCATGCCGTGCCCCGGCTTGCCTCGCCCTGCCTCGTCATGCTTTCCCTGCCGCGTACATTGCGTACTTCTCGGCCTCGGCGCGCAGCGCGTTCAGCACGACGTTCCACCGCTCGCCATCGCTCGCCGAGATCAACGATGCGGCGAGCTTCACGGCGTTGAACAGCGCGATTTCCTGTTCGTTGTCAAAGACCGGCGAATCGAGCGCGCCGCGCCATTCGTTCGTCGGATAGAACGCGCAATCCTTGCCTTCGAGGACCGCCCAATACGCGTCGTCGTAAGCGCGCTGCTTGCGCGTCGTCGGTTGCTCCTCGGTGTGCTCGGGCGCCAGCGACGGCGGCTCTTCGCGATAGCCGAGCGCGGACTTCGCGAGATTGACCATGAAGGTGTGGTCGCGGGCGCTCACGCCTCGCTCCTTGCCTGATGCGTCGCGACCGCGCGCTCGAACGACGCGACGGCTTCGCGTTTTGCGACTACAGCGCCGATCGCGAGGCACGCGACGATGGCAATGACTGCGATGATCTTCACGGGTTGGCCTCCGCAAATGCGCGCGCAAATCCCATCGGGGTCGCGCTGCGCAGTTCCTTGGTTCGTTCCGATTTGCCGCCGAGCGACTGAATCCATGAGCCCTGCGTGTTGACGCGGATTGGCTCGACGCGGTTCTTCACGGGCGTTCTGAACTTGCCCCACAGCAGCGTTCTCTTCGTGTACGGATCGCCGTGGTCGCAGGGGTCAAACGAGTAAGCCGGCGGTCCGAGCCAGCGCCGCAGTCTGCCAACCGGGTTTTCCAGCACCCACCATGTCGGCCCGTAGATGGCGACGGATCGAAGACACGCATCGACGAGCGCGAGCCCTGACAGCGTGCGGCCATCCGCATCCTTCGCTGGCCAGTATTGCGCGCCTGATCCTGCGAACGCGTTGCAGTCAGGGGCCGCGAGAATGCCGCGTATCGGCTCGTTGATGTAGTGCATCAGTCGCACGTCGCTGCCTGTTTTCAAGTCAACTCGAATGACGCGATAGCCGTTTTCTTCGTAGGGGCGCGACCAGTTGCCGGTGTAATCACACAGCGACAGGATCGCGCCGCCGAGCACTTCCTATTGCGCTTCGACGACGACCGCGCTGCCATCCCAAACGCGGCCGTTGTAACTGACGCGATACGTTTTTCCGTCGATCGCAATGCGGCCTTCGGGAAACTTGCTTGCGCCGAGTCCAGACGCGTCGCGCTCCTCCTGATAAACGTGCGAGGCGTCGACGAGATCGCGGACGCGAATCGATTTGCGACCGACGCGTAGCCGGTGCGGAAGTGATGCGTTCAATGCTTGCGTGACCTTCATTGCCACTCTCTCCTATTGATAGCTCGGGCTTCGCTCGGACCAGTCCGAGAGGGTTGTGCGGGCCTCGGTGGCGTGCGCGGCGCGTATGGTTTGCGTCGCGTTCTTCCAGAGGTCGGCTCCCTGCTTCCTGCCTTCGCTGGCGCTCCGTAGGGGCAGCGCGTAGGAGGGATTAAAACACTACCTGGAGTAGCTTGTCAACTATCGGTAGTGAAAATACGGCCGTGAAAAAACCCGCCGCAGCGGGTTCGAGGAGGGCCGGGGGTTTATTCTCGCGGCGGCCGCAACGCGGGCAACCTCTGGTTCAGTAGTTCATTGTTTCGCCTGACCTCCGCGATCAATTGCCGCAAGAGAGGCTTCGTTCCTAGAATGGCGAACGGTAGGATGATCCAGCAAATCGCTACGATGATAACGAACAGAGCTATTACCTCGACGAATGCGACACCACCAAGCATCATTTTCTCCCTATGACATCGCTTGCAAATCAGTCGTCGACGACCCGGCAGGAGCCTTCGCCGATCTGAGCCCCGATGGACGTGAACTTGAGCACGTGCAATTTACCGGTCGCTTTGTCGATGTCGATTGGAGCGCCACGCTCTTCGAAATGAATCCGCTTGTCGCCGATCTTAACGCCGCTCACGTCACGGTCGTCGATCTTTACGCGGGCATCCTTTTCATTAACCTTCGCCAGGAGCGTGTGTTCCGAAACCATGCCCTGAATCGTGTAGCGACAGAGGTAAGATTTCCAGTCGTCGGGTGCCGCGGCCGCGCTGCGAGCAACGGTTAGCAGCAAGAATAATGCTGCGGATGGGAAAGTTTTCACCGGCGCGCTTTTCGTTTTCCCCTACTGAACGGGGCGCCTTCTCCAGCCGGGGCGAATTCCTCCAAGAGCTCGGTGACGCGCGCGCGAACCGCCTTTTGGGCGGCGCGCGGCAGCTTCCGGTATGCCTCGATCATGATCTGCTCGTCTGGCGAAACGTTGGCGACCGGGACGGTTATCACACCTGGGACGAGAGGATCACCATAGTGGAGCTCTCCGGCTGACGTTCGAAACAGGGTCGCCATCTTGCGCATCGTTTCTTCGTCCCTCGGGATAGCTTTTCCTTCGCGATACCGCCGAACCATTTCGCCACGCTCCTTCCCAATGATCTCTGCCACGTCCTCATTCGTCAGCGACATCTTGACCATGTAGGTATCGACGCGACGCCCGAATTCAGGGTATCGGACGGGCAATTTGTCGCCGCTTCGTTTTTCTACCATAGGTAGCGAAAGCGTACCGGTGCGCCCGACAAACGTCATCGCGCTTGTGAGTAGTTGCAAAAAGCTATCCGCAGTAGTACGCTAGGCGGCATGCAGGAATCGAACGTAACTCTGGCTATAAGGCTCCTCGGAGGTGCCGCCGATGTTGCGCGGCGCGCTGGATTGAAGACGGCATGGGGTGTTTCAAAGTGGCGCGAGGCTCTCCCGGCTGATCGCGTCCTTTGGCTGTCTGAAGAAACGGGCTGGCGATTTTCACCGCATGAGCTTGCCCCCGAACGTTATCCGCATCCGGACGATGGTCTGCCAGAGGAATTGCGAGGGCTCAGCGCCGACGAGCGCCGCGATCGCGCGCAACCGATCGCGATGCTGATCCCCGAAAATTTCGCAGAATCCGCTCCCCAGCAAGCCGCTTACGCCGGCGACGACCGCCGGAGGCAACTCGGATGACGCGCTTCGCGCCGCGGCTCGAGCCGAATCCGAGTTGCCCGTTCGGCTTGCGCCGGATCGCTCGCATCGTCGAGCGCGAACGCCGCGAGGAATACGAAGGACTCATGGCTCGACTCGGCGCATCGCGAGGCCGAGCCCGTAGTGCAGGGTGCGCGCGCGAAACGTTGCCGACTGATCGGGAAACTGCTCGTGCATCCGATCTGCGAGTTCCGCAATGAACCGATCGCGCATTCCGGGATTGGCCTTGCAGAGCGCTTCGCAAACGAAGGCGACGAGCGTGCATATCTGCAAATCGTCGTTTTTCAGTTCGGTTATCGATCCTTTGAGGCGATTGATCTCGCCGACCGCGCCGGGGACGTCCACGGATAGCTCCTCCTCTGTGATGGACAGGTTCGCACCGACCATCGTAGCAGGGGAGGGGCGTCCGCCTTCGCGGTCGCGCCAGCATAGGAACAGCGGGTTGCGCATGCCGCATAGGGTCCTTTTTTTGAACGGCGCAGCAAACCCTAACCTCCCATAGAAATAAGGGGTCGCTATGGTCGGCAACCAAAAGCTGTTCTACGACGACGAGATCGAGGCGATCGGCCAGATGCTCGCGAACAGCGAAAGGACGCACAAGGAACTCGCGGGCTTCCTGTTCCCGGACCTGTCAATCGATAGTGCCTACGCGAAGCTGAAAGCCTGCCTGTCGCCGACCGGCGATCAGCGGCTGCGCTTCGGACAGGTCATCGCGGCCATGCGCTTCTGCGGCCAGTACGACCCCCTCTATCACGCCTGCGACGAGACGCTGCACCAGCGCCCGGCGCGGGTCGCACCGGAGGACGAGGAAGTGAAACTCGTCGAAGCGATCAACGGTGCGGCGACGATGATGAACAAGGCAATGTCGCAACTCGAACGGCTGCGTTCGCGCGGCGTTATCAAGGCTGTCGCTTAGGAGCCGCCCATGCGCGACGCTCTGCGAGACTCGTTCGGGCCGCCGGCAATTCTGTGGAAGCGTCCAGTCGAGGACGACGATTCGCAGGACAACCTACGCGCGGCGCGAGGCATCGTCTACGGCACGCTGATCGGCGCCGCGATGTGGGCCGCGTTCATCATCGCCGTGTTCCCGAAGTGGTGAGTGAGCCGTGGCGATCCTGCTGCTGATCGTCGCGCTGATCGCGCTGTACTACGCGGCGACGTTTGAATGAGCAAGCGCAAGACGCTCGGTTTGCTCGCGGCGTATTTCGGCAGCGTCGGGCCGTTATTGCCCGGCGACAGCATTCATTACATCGCGCCTATCAATCGACAGCCGCAATCGTCTGCGGACAGGCTCGCGCAGATCGATGCCGCGAACGCCAAACGCGCGCGCAAGGCGGCGAAACGGCTGCGCGATGCAGGTATGGAATGACCCGCGGCGCCATGCTCCGCTTTTCCGAGGACCAACTCGCCGAACGCGAGGCGAAGCGATCACGTCGCGATGCGTTCAACAACGGCAGCCGAGGGCGGATCGTGGTGCCGGAGCGGGAGGTGCTCGCTGCGGGCCTCGATCTCATGCACAAGCATGCCGCCGTGCGCTTCGCGTTTCGGATGAACACAGGCTCTGGCTATCTGCTGTATGCGGACAAGTTCAAGCAGCTCGTTGCCGCGGGGCATCTGAAATCGAGCGACGCGCGCTTCATGCGTTTCGGCTTCCCGGGATGTCCTGACGTGATCGCGATGCTCGATCGCGGCCGATTGTGCTTCGCCGAAGCGAAATCGAACACCGGCGTGGTCAGCGATGAACAACAGGCGGTGCTCGACGCAACCAATGCCGGCGGCGGACTTGGCTTCGTATTTCGGTCGGTCGACGACGTCGTGACCGCGTTGGGGCGCGCATGATCAAAGAGAGTCGCGCACATTATGTGCGTCCCGACGGCCCCTATAGCAGCGTGCGCCTGGCGAAGCGATGTGGCCATATCGCACGCAGAGGCCGGCTTCTTTGCCGGTCGTGTACGGCACCGATCGGGGCTTCATGGGCATGCGTCGTCTGCGGCGCGGAAATTACAGGCAGTCCGAGCCTGCGATCGCGCAAGATAACTTGTTCGCCGACATGCAGGTCGAAACGACAATCGGGATCGCAGCGCGGCGCGGCTTCGCACCTTTGGCGCGGCGGAAAGACGGCAGAGAACAGGTGCCTACGCAACAGCAGTGAAGCCGAATGCTGGCGCGCAGAGGTTATGGCGGCTGCAGATTACACATGCGCGCTGTGTGGAGAGCGCGGCGGGAGGCTCACGGCTGATCATGTCATTCCGTGGTCGTTGGCGCCCGAACTTCGGTACGACCGCGCAAATGGACGGTGCCTGTGCTGGGGATGCCACGGCTTGTTACCAACCACCGGTGCGAGAGTCGTTCAGCTTCGCAAGTTCGTCACCAGCGTTTCCGACGGACAGGCATCACTGCATTGCTTCGCACTTGCGGCGATGTTCGCCGGCCCGCGCGAACTGTGGCCTAGCGGACAGCGCGCTGCGCTAGCTCTGATTGATCTAGGTCTGGCGAATTATCGCTATGACGATAAATCCGGGGTATTCGTACCGCGCGGGGTCGCGTGATGCGAGCGTTTCTCGAAGCGGTGAACGGTGCTGGCGGGTGCGGGATCCTCGCTCGCAATGTCGACGACGTGATGCGGGCGCTCGAGTGACGCAGCAACAAGAAGTCGCTCGCCACATCTACGAGGCCGATGGCGCGTGGCTGCGGACGAGCGAAATCGCGGCGCTCGCCGACATGATGGATCGCGCCGGTTCGGTTTCAGCCTACGTTTCGAACCTGCGCACGCGGGGACTGATCGAGTCGAGATCGACGGAGGGAAAGGCGCTGTCGCAACACCGCGTGAAAAACCGTGAGGCCATGGCGAAGTTCATCGGCATCGCGGACGGCCTCGACGAAGGAAGTTTCACGCATCGCAAGCGCGCGGCGACGAGCGCCGATATTCTCCCGTCCCCTGTGCCGCTCGCCGACGCACTGTGCGCCGCCGGGAATGGCAAGCCACCGCCGAAACAACCGGAGAGCGCGCCGGCCAAACCGCGCGCGGCCACGACTCCCGATGAATCGAAGAAGCTCGACAAACCGAGCGCCGCAACCCTCACCTACGCGATCGACCATCGCGGCAAGCTGATCCTGTGCTTCGGCGACGCAGCATTCGAGCTGCAGCCGCCGCAGTGGAGTGGGCTCGCGAAGTTTCTGCACCCGCTCGCGGAAGTGTTTGCATGAACGATCTCGCCGTCCCCGAGCGCACCTACGCGCAAAAGCTCGCCGACCCGCGCTGGCAGAAGGTGCGGCTGGAAGTGTTCGATCGCGACGACTGGCGCTGTCGCTGCTGTGGCAACGGCGAATCGGAACTCCACGCGCACCACTCGTTCTATCGCCAGGGCTACGCGCCGTGGGATTACCCGGTCGACTCGATCATCACGTATTGCCACGGCTGCCACGAGGCCGAGCATGGCCGCAGCTTCGCAGGCGACGCGGGCGTGCTTCAGCTCCTGCGCAAGGCTGGATTCGCGAGGGTCGAGGATCGCGTCTGCATCGCCTCAGCCTTTGTGCGCGAGGGCGGCGCGCCGTCAATCGATGATCTCGCGGAGGTTGAGATCGTCGTCCGCGTGCTCGTCGCCCATCCGGATATTCGTCAGGCAATCCTGAAGGACTGCCTCGCGCGGGAGAACGCGGCATGATCACCGCCGGCGAAATCTCCGAGCGCCTCGCGCGCCAGGCCGAGAGCGTCGCGCAGAAGCTCCTTCCCGGCGGCAAGCGCGACGGCCGCGAGTACGTGTCCGGGTCCACCGGTGGCGACGCCGGCAAATCGCTGAAGGTATGCATCTCCGGCGACAAGGCCGGCCTCTGGTCCGACTTCGCAACTGGCGAGGCGGGTGACCTTCTGGACCTGTGGGCGGCGACACGCGGCATCAGCGTGGCCGACGCATTGCGCGAGGCGCGCGACTACCTCGGGATCGCGCCGCCAGCGTTCGCCGGATCGAAGCCGCGGGAATATCGCAAGCCCGAGCGGCCAGCGGTGACGCGTCCGAAGCTGCGGGTGCTCGAGTACCTGCATGGACGAGGATTGACCGACGACACGATCGCGGCTTTCCGCGTTGCGGCCTCACCGGACGACGACGAGATCGTGTTCCCGTTCCTGCGCGGCAGCGAGCTCGTGAACGTGAAGTATCTGAAGCTCGAGCGCCTGAACGGCAAAAAGGTCGTGCGCCAGGAGAAGGATGCCGAACCGTGCCTCTTCGGCTGGCAGGCGATTCCCGATCGCGCGCGCAGCGTCGTCCTCACCGAAGGCGAGATCGATGCCATGACGTGGCATCAGATGGGCTTCCCGGCGTTATCGGCATGGTCGGGTGCCGGCAACCTGCAATGGGTCGAAAACGAGTGGGACCGATTGGCGCGCTTCGATCGAATCTACGTCGCGTTCGACGCTGACGAAGCTGGCGAAGCCGGCGCGAACGCCGTCGTGGCGCGCATCGGCCGCGCGCGCTGCCGCCTGGTCACGACGCCCTACAAGGACGCGAACGAGTGCCTGCAGAACGGGCTCGATCGCGCCTGCTTTCGCGACATGGTCGACGCGGCGCGCTCGCTCGACCCGAAGGAGCTACGCTCGGCCTCGACCTATCGCGAGGCGGTGCTCGCGCGTTTCTTTCCGGCGGAGGGCGAGCAGCGCCGGCTCGAAACGCCGTTCGAAAAACTGACGGCGCGTGGCGTCGGCTTCCTGCCCGGCGAGCTCGTGCTCGTGAACGGGATCAACGGACATGGGAAAGCTCTGGCGCTGGACACGCCGATTCCAACTCCCAGTGGTTGGACGAGCATGGGCGAGGTCAAGGTCGGTGATGTGCTGTACGACGAGTCAGGCGCTCCTTGCGCCGTCACGGCAGCGACCGACGTCATGCACGGCCGCGACTGTTTTACCGTCCGCTTCAATGACGGGACTCGAATCGTCGCCGATGCGGACCATCGCTGGCTCACGAAAAGCCAACTGTGTCTTCGCAGTGAGCGCAACGCACTTCGAAATCCTTCCCGGAACAAGACCGGGCGACGCGGCTGTCAGCAGGCGCACAAGCGGGCGCGCCCGTCCATCGTGACCACGCGTGAGATCGCGCACACGCTTCGGCATCGAGCGGCGCGCCAGCAAGAGGTAAGCAACCATGCGATTCCGGTTTCAGCTCATATCCAGTGCCCGGAGGCGTCGCTGCCTCTGGACCCCTATTTGCTCGGCTTGTGGCTTGGCGACGGGACGACCACGGCCGGGGCGGTCACGACGGCAGATGAGGGCGTTGTCGAAGCCTTCAGGTTCCATGGCTTCGTGACGGTTCGCCGCATCAGCGGCAACGGGTTGACGCACGGGGTGCGCGGTCTTCAGCCTAAGCTTCGCGCAATGGGCGTGCTCGGTCGCAAGCACGTACCCGCGGCGTACCTGCGCGCCAGTCCAGCGCAGCGGTTGGCGCTCCTGCAGGGCCTGATGGACACAGACGGCTCGTGCACGCCGTATGGCCGCTGTGAGTTGACCTCGTGCAACGAGGGGCTCGCGCGCGGAGCGCTCGAGCTCGCGCTCTCACTCGGCATCTTGGCCAAGATGATCACCGGGCGCGCGACGCTGCGGGGCAAGGACTGCGGGCCGAAATATCGCATCACATTCACGACCGCGCTCCCCGTGTTCAGATTGCTGCGCAAAGCACGCAGGCTGCCCGCGAAAGTCTCGACGCGCGCCACACACAGATTCATTGTTGGATGCCAGGCGACGCCGAGCGTGCCAGTTCGCTGCATCGCAGTCGATTCGCCTTCGCGCCTTTTTCTGTGCGGCCGTGAATTCATTCCTACCCACAACACTTCGTTCGTGTCGCAGGTCGCGCTCTCGCTGCTCTGGCAGGGCGCGAAATGCTGTATTGCGTCGATGGAGGTCAAGCCGGACATGCTGCTGCAGCGCATGACGATCCAGGCCTGTGCTTCGCCGGAGCCGTCGCGCCCGTTCATCGAGTACGTGCAGGACTATTGGGACGGACGCCTCTGGATGTTCGACGTCGTCGGAACGGCGAAAGCCGAATATCTGCTCGACGTGTTCCGCTACGCGCGCGCCTGCTACGGCGTCGCGTGCTTCGTGGTCGATTCCTTCGCTAAATGCGGGATCGATGACGACGACTACACGGCGCAGAAGCGCTTCGTCGAGGCGCTGTGCGACTTCAAGAACGAGACCGACTCGACGGTGTTCCTCGTGACGCACTCGCGCAAGCTGGAAAGCGAGACGCGGACGGTCGACAAGATGGACATCAAGGGCAGCGGTGCCTTTGCCGACCTGGCCGACACGGTGACCACGCTCTGGCGCAACAAGTCGAAGGAGGCGCGACGCACGGATGACGAGGATCCTACGGGCGCCGTCGAGGACAAGCCGGATGCCGTCTGGTACTGGCAGAAGAACCGGAATGGCGACTTCGAAAAACCGGTGGCGCTATGGTTTCACGCGCCCACGCGGCAGTTCCTCGGCAATTCTGAAGCGACCCCGCGGGCGTTCGTAAGTTTCGTGCGTGACGCGTCGGCGCAGCAGAGCATCGCGATATGAGCGCAACTCCAGTCATCATCGGCGACGCGACGCTGTACCTCGGCGATTGCCTCGAAATCCTGCCGACGCTGCCGAAGGTCGATGCGGTGATTACTGATCCGCCGTATGCGTTGCCGACGATGATTTCGCAGGGGCGCGACATTACGCGCAACGCTGGCGATCTAAGCATCGTTGAAACAGCGTTCAGGGTTCATGCGCATGCATGGCGCTCGATCCTAAAGCCGGTTGGCCGCGCCTTCGTGTTTTGTGACGGCACGTCGTACCCGTCTATGTTCCGAGCCTGCTATGCAGAATTCAGCCTCGCACTCTTAGTTTGGGACAAGGGGCAAATTGGCATGGGCCGCGAGTTCCGCAAGAGCCACGAACTGATCCTGCACGCATGGCTCGGCGAAACGCCCATCTTTGCAGATGGAGTTGGCAGGGCAGACGTCATCAAAGCGCCGCCCGTGCCGAGCGAGATCCGAACGCACCCTGCGGAAAAGCCAGCCGCATTGATAGCGGAACTGTTGCGCGTCTGCGGCGCCGTTACGGTCGACCCCTTTATGGGCAGCGGCACGACCGGCGTGGCCTGCGCGAACTTGGGCCGCAAGTTCATCGGCATCGAGATCGAGACGCGCTATTTCGACATCGCCTGCGAGCGGATCGACAACGCGTACAGGCAGCAACGGATGTTCGCCTAGGCACCCATGAACGAGCGCGATCGAAATCGGCGCGATTTCCCTGAAGCGGCACGGTTCATGGATGAACTGCGCCGGGTATTTGGAGACGGCGTGAAGCTGCGCTGGTGGAAAGAAAACGGCAGGACGATCGGCCAAGTGCCGGAACAGCAGTTAGGAGCAGGCAATGCCGGATCGGATTATTCGTGAAGAACTTCTTGAATCCGAGGCGTGGCTTGGGCTCAAGGACAATGCCGACCGTTCCGCCTGGATTGCCGTGGCGCTGAGCGTCGATAACTTCGGCGACATGCCTGCCGGCGCGCTTCGCCTGGTCAGGCTGTGGCGCTGCTACGGCATCGACTCGCCGGAAAAAGTTGCGCGGGCATTGGGCGATTTATCCGATGTTGACCTGATCAGGTTGTACACTGATGACGGCAAGCCGTACCTGCATGTGCCAAGGTTTGGTCAGCATTTGCGTTGGGTAGGACACGCATGGCCGCTTTCGCCGTGGGCAACAGATGAAGAAAAACAGTCAGTTGCAAAAAAATCGCATAAGCAACGCGGTGGAACGCATAGCAACGCAGAGAACCGCAGCGTTCCGCATGCAGAAGTAGATTTAGATTTAGAAGTAGAAGAGAAGAAAAACACACCCTCGTGCGCCAACGCTGTCGCGTTGGGCACTCCAGGCGTTGCGGAACGGCGAGTTCGCAGAGCTGCGATGAGCGGCCATGACGCGAGCCATGACCCGGGATTCATCGCCTTCTGGTCGGCGTACCCGAAGAAGCGCAGCAAGGGTGACGCCGAAAAAGCGTGGGCCAAACTCAAGCCGGACAACGAGCTTGCCGAGCGGATCATGACCGCACTGCGGCAGGCCAAGACGTCTCCGGACTGGGTTCGCGACGCTGGGCGCTACATTCCCCATCCGGCCTCGTGGCTGAACGGAAAGCGATGGGAGGACGACGTCGGTGATCGCGACGAAGCCGGCTTCGGGGACATCGTGTGACCGCCGCCATCGCCGTCCCCTCGACCCGCTGCGCCGACCTGCGCCGCAAGTGGGCGCGCGACGTGGCGCTCGAAGTCCGCGACGCCATTCGCAACCATGGCGTTATGTACGCGATTTTCAGCCACGGCGACGACGTGCACTACCGGCCGATTCCGGTCATGGCGCCGTGGAGCTGGGCGCTGGTCGGCGTCTACGACGGGGACGCGTGCGTGAGCGATATTGCTGACGACGTGATGGCGGCGACGGAACGGGAGCCGATGCATGCAAGTGCGTGAGTTGCCTGCGACTAAGGCGCGGACGATTTTGGCAGAGATCGTCGCGTTGGAATCGATGATGGCGGATTCGCTGGTTCGCGAGGATTCGCAATGGCTAAAGAAGTGGATGAACGCGATCGATGCCGCCCGCGCCTACCTAGCAGAGCCACCACCCGTAATTCGACACGCAACGCGAGTGCGTGAGTGGTTGCGCGCTATCTGGCCGAAGCAGTCGAAATGGGCTGGACATTACATCAACGGCGACATCGCTGCGGCGTACAGCGATGCGGTGAGGGCAGAGCGTGAAGGAGACAAGCAGGCGCGTGCGACGATGTTCGCTGCCGCCCTGAAAAAGGCGCAGGAGCAGCGCGAGGTCATCTATCAACTTGACATGGCGCGGTACGGCAAGCCTCCTACGAGACGGAAAGGTCACGTTCCGTCGCGCGCAAAGACTCGGAACGAGATGGGATGATGAACGGCGGCAACCTCGAACAGCGCGCCTTCGACTTCCTCGCCTCGCGCGCCGGCGTCGACCTGTGCGAGGCATGCAGCGTCCTGCCACAGCGCTGCGAATCGGTGCGCCAGGCGTTCTACCGGCTGCGCGCGCAGGGCCTTGCCGAGACGATCAAGGCCGGTGGCGTGCGCCTGTTCTTCGTCGTGCGCGATGCGGTGCGACCTTTGGATGATCGAGGCGCATGGCGGAAAAGGTAAGCGCGTCGCTGTGGGCGAAGTGGGATGCGAAGCTCTACAACTGGGCGCTGTGCGGATTTGCCAAGGGCATCCAGCGGGCAACCGTGGATGCGCGACCGCCGAAGACGTACGACGAGGACCACTGGTCGAACTACGTCGACGGCAAGCCGAAGTCTGGCGGCAAAGCGGAAACCTGGGAAACCGAGGAACCACCGGGAATAACGGTCGAGGGGATGGACACCGAGTCGTTGGTGATCCAGTTATCGATTGACCACCTGTCTGCGGTAACGGCTTATTGGGCGATGACCGGACCGATGGAATACCGAGCGTCCGCGATCGGCTGCCACCTGTCCACGCTGTACCGGCGCGTTGATGCGGCGGTGCTCGAACTCGAACGACTGGATGGTGCTCGGAACGGCTATCAGACCAATCCTACGACCGGTAAACGCGAGCAGATAACCGTGTTCATGCGGTCAACGTTCGTGCCTGACAATCCGGACGGTTGAAGAAAAAACAACTTCCGCGCGAAGAAACCGTGTAGATTTCGCTACGCTCGCGCCGAGCTTTCGCTCAACGCAGCACATGAAGCCCACGATGTCAGTGGGCTTCGCTCATTTTAAGGGATGGGAATCACCCATTTGCAGACACTCAAACCAAGGGTTGCAACGCTCCAGCAATCGCGTGCCCCCGTTCAACCGACGCAGCGCATGACCGGCAGCGGACTCCAACGCGAGCGGTCACGGCTATTCGCGGCGCAGCCCTTGTGCGTCGAGTGCGAGCGTCAGGGCTTCGTCACTCTGGCAACGCAACGGGACCACGTCGTGCCACTCGCCGACGGCGGCGCCGACGCGCCCGAGAACACGCAGGCGCTTTGCGATGCGTGCCACAAGGTGAAGTCGGCACGTGAACAGCGTGGACGGTACGGAATAGCGTGGGATGGGAAATAGCGTGTTTGAAATAACTCGGCCGGCAACCATCCGGGTCAGGCAAGAACAAGGCCAGGGGGGGTGGGCGTGAAACTTTTTGGCGATTGCCCGGAAACGC